TTTTTTCCCGTGTTTGGGAAGAAAAAAAGAAAAAAAAAAAAAAAAAAATGGGGGGAGAAAAAATTTTTTTTTTTTTTTTTTTTTTTTTTTTTTTTTTTTTTTTTTTTTTTTTTTTTTTTTTTTTTTTGTGAGTTTTATATTTTTTTTGGGTTTTGAAGAGAAAAAGAAAAAAACGGGATGATGCTGATGCTGAGATGCTGAGATGCTGATGATTGATGCTGATAAAAAAGAGAAAAAAGAGAAAAGAGAAGAAAAATTTTTGATTTTACGGACGACTACTGCTGAAGTTCTTTTTTAATAGGGTTTTTTATTTCAGATTCCAATATTTTAATTCCTTGATCTTCTTTCAGTTCTTTCTTTGCTTCGTTATAGAGAAAATTACCTGTTTCAGTTCTGTATTTTGTATTATATTCTTCGTACTTACGTTGAGCATTTTGATCGCTGAGAAGCTTTTCAATATTGAGAGCAGAAACTTCGCTAGCAAACATAGTACTTGATCTGGATTCTCTGTAGATTTTGCAAATGTAATGAATAATTTTTATCACTTCTATCAATTTCACTGATTTTTCGATAGGACAAAAATGATAGATCAGATTAACAAACTCTCTGAATTTTTGCAGAGGAACAAATTCAGGAAAGATATTGTTTTGTTTTTCCATAATTGAAGCCAATTTAGATACGTTCTTCATTTTATCCACATCTTCTTTAAACTCTCTATAAAGTCGAGAAGCATAGTGAATGATTTTTTCTATTTTTTCATATAAATTTTTCGATGCAATAAAGGCGTAATTACTCCATTTTTTCTCATATGATGAGATCTGAAAGTACTTCTTTATTCTTTTATTTTTTTTACCTACAACAAGGACGTACCATAAGAAATCTTCTCTACCACTACTTGTCACTGTAGTTCTAATTTCATTTGTATTTGAATTTTCTATCACTTTGATGACATCAGGATCTAATTTGACATTTCCTTTAATTTCTTGGTTTTCGATAGTCATAATTACTTCTGCCATTCCCTTTTTCCTGATTTCTGTTACTGATACTCCGTCTCCGATAAACTTAACTTGCATATCGATTTCGTTAACGTCCACAAGGTATGTATCTAAATCGACATTTGATTTCTTTTTCGAATCTTCAATAGGTGTTATCCCTTCGTCAAGAGAGAAGTAAAATGCAGTTTCTTTGGTTATAACACCTTCTACAATCAAATTGCCATTATCGTCATATACTTTTCCAATTTCTTGAGGATCAGAATCTTTGTATTTGAAGGTAGATATGTATTTTCCTTCCTCTATTTTCATGAGATTGAAGTCAAGATTTTTGAGGCTTTTTTGCTTTTTTATGATTTCGTACACTTGATTAATTTTTTCCTGCTCGTATTTACGGACCTCCGTTTTTTGGCTTCCTTTAAATCGAGAAGATCTAATGGCCAAGGTAGTAGAAGCGTTGGTTTGAGATGCTGGCGATTGTGCCATGGAATTAATCTAAAAATGTAAGAAAATCACCTTCATAAAATTTCAGTTTTAATTAATAAAATAAAATGAATGCGAGAAAAAGATTTAGAATATCAAGCAGCATTGCCGTTTTTACTTTTGGAATTGTTATCGTTCTATCGATCATCTTTACTTTTTTTGTTGGGTTTACATCGGAATTAGCCTCCAATGTAAAAGCTCTGTTATTTTCAACCCTGGCTATTATTTTCGTTGTTTCGCTTATATTTTTCCTGATCGGGATCATCAAGATGAATAGAAACAGGAGAGAAAGAAAAAAACTTCTGGAACAACAGATACAAAAATTTATTAACGAGTTTTACGATAAAATCCGGGAAATTAAAAACAGCATTGATACGAATTTCAATGATGCAAAGATAGAATGGTTCAAAACGAATATGGCTTTTCGAAGCCTAATCGATAATATTTTAGGCGATATTCGAGTTGGAGAAGGCCTTACGTATAAAAGAAAAGATAATTCGGAAAGCTATCTCAGAGAATATTTCTCTAATTTTACTAGTAACAACAGATTTACTATCAAAAATGTGAGCGAATTGTATGAATTCCAAAAAATAACAAGCTATCAAGAATTTAAGAATAATAAGAAATTTCGCCCATATTCTGCTAACAATTGGAAATTTTATTGTTTTGTTGCAAATTATTTCATGGCTTATATTCTGAAAAAAAAATTTAATTTGATGCCCGTTAAAGATACCATACAAACCATAGAGGAAATTCATAGTAATCTACAAAAGAACGTTGACTTCACCGTTAACACTATGAATTATAACGGGAAGATAGAAAACATCTTTAGTTATGTTAATAAAAGAACTTTCTATGATCTGTTTAATGATTTTAATGAGTTTAATACTCTAGAAAAACTCTTTAAACTTGTTTTTACCATGGATGAAAACGATGATTCATTAAAAAAATTCTTTATATTACAGAAACTCTACAAAGAATACGAAGATGATGAACAAAGTAGGAACAATTTATTAAATTTTATTAAGAAACTTCTGAGACAAGGTAAAACAATTAGTTCAATAAACATTGATATTATTATTATTGATCTTATTACTAATGTTCGGGAAGTTAATTTATCATCTGGCACTATTCAGCAATCGCTGCCCTTCAAAGAGGAAATTGAAAATTTTATTGATTCATCAGATGAAGACATTTTGAATGCCGTTAATGGGCTAAAATCTAGGGAACAGATTGACGAAATCCAAACAGACTTCTATGGAAATTTTTTTATGTTTCTCTTTGAAACAATAAAAAGTTTTATCGAAGAAATTGTCTCCCATATCACTGATTTCAAAGAGATTATCAAAGATAATCTAGGAAATGACTTTAACATATTCAAAGAGAAACTCGATTTCATAAAGCTTTTCCTCGCAGAGGCCACTAATCTTAGTGAGTTAAAGGAAGACTTAAGTTCTATTAAATCAATGATTAAAAAAGTTGTTAAAAAAATATATGAAATTTTCGATAGAATCAAACAAGCTTATTCTGCCACCACTGATCCTCAAAGAAGACGAAATCTAGCAAATAGTTTTTCGGAGATTACCCGATACTATTATTTTTTTATTTATTTCCTTTATGACAATATCAGGCAAGATTTGCAAAGAATAACGGAAAATATAGAAATTCTAAATGATTTTGAAGATTATATTAGTCGTCAAGAAGAAGCAAATGAAGTTGATATCGATGAAATCAATATCTTTCGAAAGATCGATGATGTAATTTTCCTTATTAATCAGTTACCCGGAAATCTTAAATTAATTTACGATACTTTAGCAGAAAGGAACAGAATTATGGACGAAGAAGTAAAAGCTCTCATTGAAACTGAAGGAAAAAAGATTAATTACGAAAACCTACTAAATAAATTTGAGAGACAAGGTAGTTCATTCCTGTTAGGAATAGAAGATAGGATAAGGAAAAATATTGAACGTAGTTTACGACTACTAAGCATCCCTTTTCCCGTTGTTCAGCCAGGAGCACTACAAGCACTACAAGCACCACCAGCACCACCAGCACCACCAGCACCACCAGCACCACCAGCACCACCAGCACCACCAGCACCACCAGCACGACTACGAAATCAATCATTATCATCAGTATCATCAGCAACAGAACAAGGAAGAGAAAGAACAGGGTTAGAGAGGAAGGAGAAGAAGGAGGAGAAGGAGAAGGAGGAAGGAGGAGCAGGAGAATCAACAAATATGAATTTAACTCTCCCTGAAAATTTGAATATAAAAATAGAAAATGATGAATCATTATATCAAATTAATAAAGTATTAACAAATGACATATTAAATAAACGAAATTGCGAAATTGGAAACGAACCTAAAATTAATAATAATGAAGAATCAAATAATGTAAAAAAATTATATGAAATCAGCATGAAAGAAGGTAATGCAATTTATTCTATAGAAGTTCAAAATATCGAAGCTATCGGTAGTAATTCAGAATTTGAAAATACACTCTTTTTAGTCGGAAAATACGAAAAACTAAAAAATATTTATAAAAGTAGTAAATTCAAAATTCTTAAAAAATCTGAATTTGAAGAACTAAAAAATAATACATCATCTTCATATCAAGATAATGATAATAATATATATATGATTCCAGAAAATTTCGATAAAATCCGTGAAATAATAAAAGAAAAAAACATTACTAGAATTCATTATGTCAATGATTTATATGATAATCCGGTTTTAAAAATAGGGATAGAAGAATTATTCAAAAATAGAAAAGATAAGATATATTTTAATATACCCGTTTCTAATTACAAAAAACCGTTTGCTGCCTGTATATTAAACGAGTTTATATCTATATATCAAAGTATACAAGATAAAGACAAATATCAATATACTTTAGGTGACAATTTGTTTATTATTTTAAAGACACCATCTTAATAGAATTCTTTAATTTAAATTAACACCTGTTTAGAAAAACAGATGTTATGGGTGAAGAACTTGATCAGAAACTCGAGCAAATAAAAAAACAGCGGGAAACACTTTACAATCAAATCCCTAGCTCTCTCCCGAAAGAAGTAATAAAGAAAGAAAAGATAAAAAAATTAACGGATATACTCAAAGAAATCTCGGATGTAATACAAAACCTGCTTCAAAGTGACCTGCAACTCGAGAATTATCAAGACCTGTTGCCAGAGACAGAAAAGATCATCACCGATATCAAGAATCCAGAGATGTTAGAAAGTATAGAAAAAATTGAGGAAATCGGTATTGATGTTATGATGCAAAAACTTCAAGAGCTATTGAATAACCTAAAAAGCTATCAGAAACCTATAGTAAATGAGTCAACACCTCTTCTTTAATAACATTGCCACGATTTTCTTACGGAAGATCAATCCCGATCAGATCATCAGGGATTACTTCGAGGGCAAATACAGGAATATAACCCTGGAGAGTCTGGAAAACCTAAAAAACCTGAAAAAGGTCACGTTCCATGAAAAGAAGTTTAATATTATCCCCGAATTTCCTACACAACGGGATTCTGAGATCTACACTTACAAAGACAAAAACAACGCCTCTCAGAAGATATATACGACAAACAGAGGGAAACTAAAATCCTGTTTGTGGTGTCTAAAACCTCTTGGTGCGAATCCCATCGGTATTCCCGTTAGACTCCAGGAGTTCTATGATAACGGGCAAAAAATATATCAGTTCTACATCGATCAGATTTATTATTGCTCCTTTGAGTGCTGTTACTCGGGCCTCAAACGGTTCCTTAATTTCCCCCCGAATTATCGGGACATTACATATTCCAACTCGGAATACCTGTTGAAATTCATGTACTTCTTGACAACGGGTCAAAGAGATCTCCAAGAGGCCCCCGATTTCAGAGTCACCGTAGAGCACGAAGAAGTCAAAAAGACGGCATTTAAAAAGATCGGTTTTGTGAATATCACTCCTCTTCACCCAGAATTTCTGGAATACAAATATGAAGAATCAACAAAACCCTCAGCAAAATCTCCCAGTCCGCCACCAGCTCCTCCGTCTCTTCCTCCGATCTTCGATAACTAGTCTCATAGATCCTATCCACCATATTATATGTTTTACTAGAACATATAATATTTTTTCCCCTGTTCCTTGCTAAAATGGAAGTAAAAGAAATCGAAATAAAAAGAAAATGAAATAAAAAATTTAAGAACGCGAACACAGAAAAATGATAAACGGCCTAAAAGTCATCAAGGATTTTATCAGCCAAGACGAGGAAACGGCACTCATTCACCATATCGATTCCGAACCATGGGACACGAGCATGAAACGGAGAATCCAACAATATGGTCACGAATATATCATCAAGAAAAAGAAGTTATCCCAGGAAACTCACCCGTTACCATCGTGGTCCCAGTCGATCCTCGAGAAAGTAAACGGGTTTTTCCCCAAAACCCCCGAACAGATCATAGTTAACGAGTATCTCCCGGGGCAAGGTATCTCCAAACACATTGATTCCCCGATGTTCGATGAGCCCGTAATCTCACTATCCCTGTTATCTTCATGCGTCATGAATTTCATTCGTGACAAACAGAAACTTCCGTTGCTCCTCGAGAGAAGGTCACTGCTTATCATAACGGGAGAGAGCCGATGGTCATGGTATCACGAAATCCCGTCTCGAAAATACGATGTCGTCGAAAACATAAAGGTACCCAGGAAAAGAAGGGTCAGCCTGACATTCAGAGTCCTGAAAAAAAACATTTAAAGATATTTCTGTGACACGAACAGAAATATCCAGAAATATCCTTGCAATGGTCGCAACGGGCATTAACATCACTTAAACTCCTTCTCAAACACCAACTTTTCATCAATAAACACCCGAAATTCCTTGAACTCTAACACTGTCTTCCCGTTTCTCTTCTCCTTGAATCCAACCTCGAACAGACCATCAATAAAGTCATCCTGCTCAAAATCGATCCATCGTGGCACATACCCCACAACGATCACCCTTTCCCCGGCCTGAATATTATATCTCCCATAAACTAATTTCCCGTTTCTAAACTCCTCCTCGGTGCACTCTAATCCGTCACGGTTCTTCATCGCATCTTCCAGATAAATCCTCTCAAAAACAGGGAAACCATAGGGTTCTCTGAAAAACGAGTCCCGAACTTTCTTGCCCAGAAAATATTCTTTCTGCCTCAAAGTCTTTAATGCTTTCGCGGTACTCACGGTATTCGCGGCACTGATCTCGTACAATCCATGAAGCATCCCGTCCGATTCCCAATAACGGATGATATATTCCCTGGGATTCTTCATGATCTCTTGCATCATCTCTTCGTTAAGTTCTCGTTCCCTTTCATCGATACTATCATCGATGATATCTTCGCTCTTTTCCACCCGTTTCTCTCTGTACACAAGAAGTTCATCACCTCTCTCCCTGTTTCTCAGAGAATAAAGGAATCTACAGGTCATCGGGAGTTTCACGAAAGTCTCGTAGTTAATTTCGTGAATGATGTAGTCGAGCAACTCAACGGGTAACTTCAACATGTTTCACGAAGGGAATAAGAACAGGTTTGTTTTTCATTTCTGCATTTATGTTCAAAAGACATAAATGCTTTTTAGCTTTTTAGCTTTTAGCTCTCTGCCTTCTTCCACACCCATATCGGGAATACTTTATTTCTCGATCCCTCAACTCCGATAACCCCCACATATTTCGCCCCATGCAGACGCGAATGAATGAATAAATTCATTGGTTCCGCGATTCTGTGTCCCGGAATGTCCGCGATGTGAATGGCGAGATATCCTCCGTTTTCAAGCCATCCCCAAGCCTTTTTCAGTGAGGCCAACAGGAATCTTTTCATCCAGTCCTCAAAGCTCGCATACTCCGGGTTATGGCTATATTTCTCGTAATCAAAGTAGGGAGGACTCGAGAAACATAAATCGAAGAGCTCCTCCTGTTTTTCATGCCCGCACTCAAACGGTTGATAGATCACCCGATATCTTTCCTTATCTCCATATCTTTCCCCATCTCCATATCTTTCCTTATCTCCATATCTTCTTATCATCTCTTCATGTCCTTCTCTTAGATTCACGTTAGGATCAAACCCGACATACTTATCGGCACCATAAGCCATCGCCGCGATGAGCCTATCTCCCCATCCCGCAGAGATATCCACGATTCTTCGAGCCTTCAGCAGCTTATAAACACTCATCGCGGTGCTCGCCTTGAAGTAACTACACTCCTTATGCATCCCATAGATTTGATCCCTGAGATTCTCCGTGGTAACATCTTTCCCGTTTTCTATCACCTCCCTTACAATCCTCCCAATATTCCGTTTCCAGAATTCCAACGGACACACGTTATTCCTGACACTGCATCGCATGCGCTCCTCCTCATTAAAGTAATCCACGATGTTGTTGACATACTTATAGAGTGACGGGAAATACTTTATCATTAGGAACCTCCCTCGAAAAGTAACGGGAAACATTCGAAAGTCTAACTTTACGTTCTGAAGATAAAACTTTTGATTCACCGTTACGGGCTCGAAACCTCGGAGGTTTTCGAACATTACATCGGGATTCATCATATAGTACTTCTTATACGGAAATTGGATCTCATAACGGGATAATGCTTCCGTTAATCTCTCGATCTTGTCTTCGCCCTTGATCTTCTCCAGCTCCGATAACTTGAACTGCAACAGCCTGTTGTTGTCCAGGTGTTCTTGGATGAAAAGTTCCATGGAGGATAACGACGACTTTTGCGTCTTCGAGGCTTTTTCCCGTTTCATGCCTTTTTCACTTTTCACTTGCTTTATGTATTATATCTTGTATTTTTTGATTCAATCTTGAATTAATTTGAATGGCATGAATCACCTGTGCCTTTCTCGATAAATTCAACAGGTTTTCTTTTAATTCCTTCGGAGATGCAAAGTTCATCCTCGTCATCACGACACTGACTTCGTTCTCTAAAATCAACATGGACCCTTTCCATTTCATCGAGCCAACAAACGAGGAACTAAAAAAGAAGTCACTGAACAGGTGTGAGGTCGCAACACTCACAGCATCTTCCAGGGTATCTCCCCAGAACACATGTGTTAATATCGGGTCATCTTCCTCGAAAGTCGTAATATAAAGCCCGAATCTCTTGAATCTCAAGTCTGAAATGTGTTGTTCAATAACATCCTGTTGCTCAACCGAGGAAAGTCCTCGAATATCTTGAACCTTTTCTTCATCGGACATGCCACACATACGAGACATATTAGCTTTTAGAGGAAAGAAAGAAAAAGTCTAAGCAAAAAAAGCCCCCAACTAAAAAAATCCCCCGAACTCCGCCATGGACTTGAAAGCTCTCTCCGTGGAACTTCGTGCCAAGAAAAGCGAGAACGCAAAAAAACTCTCAAAATACATCGACGAGTATCTAAGCTATGTCGAGAAATCTGAAGGATTCTACAGTGAAACCATCGAGAAACTCATAAAAGACACTGCCGTTCACGGCGCTGCCGTTCACGCAACGGAGTATAACCTCGAGAAACTCCGTTATCTCCTGGACGCCTTCAAGAAATGGTCCGTTTGTATTCAGAAGATCAACAAGAATTTGAAGAGCAAATGGCAAGACTTTCTCCAAAACCTTCACGAATATATCCTGACCATCGAAATTTATCAGACTACAAGCAAGGAAGTCGCCCATGAACTATTGTCTCAATTCAGAGTCCTGTTAACGGGAGAAGATAAAGAGATCGAAGAAATCAGAACGGAACGTTACTCTTTCCCCGATCCCTCACTGACCTGGGTGTCTTACGGGAATAAAATATTAGACCTGTTTCGAAAATATCGGGACTACATGATTTCTCGTAGTATGTCCTGCAAGAACATCGAGGAAATGCTCTACGATGTCCTGAAGAAAGCAACGGAAGAAAAGTCTCTCCACAAACACATGAAGAACATTGAGGAAACCCTCCATGAGTTCTCGAATCTGGCAATAGAAAAACAAAATATGACCCGTTAAAGCATACTAAAACATCTCAGCATGTTTTTAGCGACACGATAAAAGTAATGTGGTCCGAATTAGACGATAACGAAACGATCATCTACCATTACGTCCATGAACTTCGAAGTCCTCTCCGCAATCTCTTGGGGATATTTCGAGGACAGGCCATACAACAGGACACATTAGACATGAAAAACTACGAAATCACACGGATAGATACATGGGTGAATCAGAACAGTAACCTGTCCTTAACGGGTCTTCGTGAAAAAATCATTCAGAACTCGATAATATCTTTCACAGACCAGAAAACTCTCAAGCTCTCCCTGGCCATCGAGTATTACAAGCACAAAGCAAATGCCTTCGAAGAGATTAAAGAGTTTCTCCGTTACGACTACAACATCGTGCATGAGGAAGACTTTCAACGGATCATCCAGAGAAAATCGAAGGAGGACCGAGACTTTTTCGTAAAGGATCTCGAAAAATATAGGACCCTCGAAGCGATAAAACAGGAGTTAGCTTCCTATCCCAGTTTCCCCGCTTCCGAGATAACGTACGAAAAGATAAAGTATGAGTGCATGCCAAAACTTCATGGTCAACCCGTTATTAACCCGGACAACGGCATAAAACTCTTTGATGACTTTGTTTGTGACGAGAATGTTTCCTTCATTTATTACCAGACCAAAGACCCCAACATAGGATTTCTCAGCAAAGTCTATCTCGACATGAACATGAACGCTAACCTGATAAAAAACAAATCAGAGCCTCTCAAAGGTTGGGAGAGAAAACCCAACACCTTCTTTTTTGTTCTCTCCGCTTATGACTCCTACGCAACCTTGGACCTAGAAACAGGGAAACTTTTTATCGAGACAACATCCGATGCCGAAAAGTTAGTCATTAAATTCCTCGAGAATGCCACGAAAATGTCTCTGGGTCAGCTAAGCAAAGTAAGTATTTCAGGGTCCTTCAAAGTTTATGGCCTCGAAGTCATTGAACCGATATTTTTCGACATGATCTTGCAGGAGAAACTTTTATCAGACTTTTTACTCTATGACGAGTTCGATAACTACTACCCGATAAAAAAGAAGTTTTTTTACCATTTCAAGTTACCTCTCCTCGAAGATTTTGCCATCGACACGAACATCGCCATGGTACCCGCCAACATTCCCTTCGAGAAATCCCTGACCTTTTTTATCTCCCAAGAATCTCTTCCCAACGGGTCATGGATAAAAAACTACCGTCAGAAACTCGAGAAACTTGAAAACCCTGAGGGCCATGATATTCCATACCTGATCATCCGTTTCTTCCGTTCCTTTTCGGAGGACTTTACCAAACAGTTCTTCTTCAAGATCAATAAACTTCTCCGTTACTATGATCAGCACCAATCGCAAACCATTGCCATCTACAAAAAGTTCTTCCCCGAATCCTCGTTGTTCATAAAACGGAAGATCAAGAGACAAAAAGTCCCCCGGGTCAAAAAGTTAAAGATATTACAGATCTATGATCCCGAGCTTTTCCCCAAGAGATATGCACGAAGATGTCAAGAGAAGAGACAGCCAACGATATTAACGGAGCCCGAAGAGATCGAGAAATGGAAGCAAGAAACTTTTCTTTTCGGCGATCAGATCAGACATCGGGAAGTATTAGAATACCCGTTGGTCAACAATACCCCAAAGTGGCACTTTATATGCCCCAGCAACGAATATCCTTTCCCTGGCCTTCGCATCAACAAAGATCTCCCCAACAAAGACAAATACCCCTACATTCCCTGTTGTTTTGAGAAACCTCAAATGGATCCCGGACTAAAAACACACTACAACGAGTGGAAAACGGAAAAACCAAAAAAAACTTTATCGTCTACCACCGCCACCAAGTCAACCAATGAACATCGCATGGTCACCAACAAAGCTCTTCTTCCTGGGCGTACAGCTTATGTTCCCCCGCTTCTCGAGTTCTTCATTAAAAACACTGAAGAAGTCGAAGAAGTATACCGTTACGGTGTCCCGATCAGTCCCAATTCGCTGATCCACTGCATTTTAGAAGCCCTCCACGTTCGTGAATACAAACAGAGCAGAGACAAGGAAAAGTTTGTGTTGCAACTCCGAGCCACCATCGCGAAAACCATCGAAACATCTCTATGCAAACAGGAGCTCTACGAGTATAACCTTGAGGAGATCAAAGAGATGATCCAAGGCCAACTAAAATATTTTGATTCCGCTTTTCTGTATCGGGCATTAGAGGAGTTCTTCAAGGTCAACATTTTTGTCTTCCTGTTTTTCCCCGCTTATTTCTGGGATATCTTAAGGACATCCTCTGCGGACAAGATGGTATCCATGGAAATACCCCGCCATAAATTCTTTTACATTCGCCGAATCAATCTCGAACGGCCTACCATCGTTATCTTCAAACACACTGGAGCAGAATCGGACAGCCTAAAATATCCCCAGTGTGAAATCATTGGCACCGAGAAAGGGCTGACGATGAGCAAAAAAACGGCCATCGAACTTTATCGTGCCTTCCGTCGCATCTTTCGTGTCTATCGGTGGAACAACGAATTGGGAATGGTTCGTTTCCCCGTTTTCTCCCTCATCGAATTCATGGATAACCTGATCAAAAACAGGCTTATCCAGTCCCAGATGGTTGATCGCATCGGGAAGGCCCGAGCCTTTATCCTAAGAAACGGGATAACTCTTGTGATCCCCCCAACCAGACCCGAAAATTTCCCGTTATCCACCACGATCAACCGAACGAAATTAACGGATGTTCTCCAATTCATTAACTCAGAGATTTCGGGATACTCGACGCGAGACGGGAAACTCATCGGAGTATGGTATGGACAATATTTTGAAGGAATCTATGTCCCGTTGATCCCCCAAGAAGTCCCCTCCGAATTCAAAAAGCTTCCCGAGCACCCCGAAATCTTATTGCGTGAATCCGACTTAGAGCCTATCCATAAACGATACTCACGATATCGGAAGTCCCTTCATTCCTTTCTTCAATGCTGTTTATGGCTATTTCAGATCCTCCACGAAGACTGGGACCGCTTTGAAAAGCTTTTCGAGATCGTCAACATCTCCCCGATGGAAAATGTAGACTTCTCAAAGTTACCCAAAGATCTCCCCAATGTCCAAAACATCTCTGAAGCCATGGAACACCTCAAAAAATATGTCCCGGAAATCTTCCGAAACGGGACCATTCGTATTCCCAATGACCACATCAAAAAATCTATCTTATACTTCCTCCGTTTATATCAACAGACCATCACGGACAAATCCAGAATTAAAGCTCTCGACTGGACCTCAACGGATTTCAAACAAAGATTCATGAACAGGATTCTCCCGTCACTATCCCTTCATGCCCGATGGATTCGTGGTGTATTTAACAGCATCGACACCAATCTCTACCCGAAGTTTGACATCTCTCTCACGTTAGAGAAACAGTACTTCACCAGAATAAAACATGTCGTATGCTTGATATATCGGATAACCGTTCCCCTCAAAGACGAAGAAGCTCTCCTGATAGCCAAAATATGGGACAAAGAGGGCATCGTGGTGAACAAAAAATATCTCATCCGAGAATTCGAGGAAAAGTACGGGAAATTCGATATGACAACGGAGTCTTACATCATCTTCCGTTTCCTCTCCGGTGAGTTAGTGGAAGAAACGAAGAATAAAAACGGGAGATATTGGGTCATCCGTTTATTCACCGACAACTTTGCGGTGGCACTAAAATTAACATGATAAGTTTTAGCACTTATCATGTCTTCAGGCCTTCAGCCTTCAAGCCAAAAGCCTTTCTTAAGATTTGCTTGCTTTTCGCTTTGCTCGTTGCTTTGCTTCTCGCTTCGCTTCTCGCTTTGCTCGTCGCTTCGCTTCTCGTTTATTTCGGCATCACCATTTTCCCCTCCAAGTAGTCCCCAAAAAACCTTCTTACTTCTGGATGAGCTAATTCCGGTCTCTGATAAACACCCACAGGAATCACTATTGGCTCTAACATCCTTATCCGACAACAGGTCCTATTCAGACCGATCTTATCTAATGCCTCCTCTTTGCTATATCCCTGTTCCATCAGATACTTATAAGCCTGTTCCTTGTTCGCCAGTATCTTATTACAGGAGCACCGAATCGGGTAGAGAAAATAAGAAATTTGAGACATTTTGCCTGTCTGGTTTTTTTGCCTGTCTGGTTTTTTTGCCTGTCTGGTTCTTTTTACCTTCTGGTTTTTTTGTTTTCTCCTTTTCGCTTTTTTTATTCATTTATCTTCTCTTCAATGTATTTCCTCATATCCTTTTCGCGGACAGTATAAGGTACTTTAATTAACTTTACTCCGTTTTTTCTACACATCTCTTCCTTATAACGGTCTCTCTCAACCTGTTTCAAGAACTCTTCCAGACTCTGTCCAGTATAGTTCGGCCAATGGTAGTGTTGTTTCCCCTGATACTCTAGCGCTATCTTTAAATTCTCGTTATAACAGTCGAGTTCGAGGTTTCTTCCCGTTTTAGGGTTTTTCAAGAAGTCGGGCCTTACCTTTCGAAACGGTTCATGATATATGCTCTCTAATATCTTGCATGCCTGGATTTCTCCTTTGGATTGCTTCCGTTTCCTCTGTTTCGGAGGAGACCCAAAAAAGAAGAAAAACAGAAAAAGCAAAGCCAGGAGGGCGATGATGAGGAAGATAATAACGGGACTCATTTTATCTACCGTGATGCTTGTGCTAATATTTTTTGTTGTGGTTAAGAATATTAAAACGAACTCTCTGCAATTCTCCAACAGGTTTGTATTAGATCACCCAGAAATAAATGTGTGGATATATAAACTGGAAAACTTTTCTTATGTTATCAGCAGGTATCCTGAAAAATACAAAGTTTTTTTGTTAACCTCTCGAGATTTAATCCTGTTGAACAGACCTCTTTATGTTTCTTCCGATTTTCATATCCTGATTCAGAACCCAGACAATAAAATGGTTTGGGGAACAATAAAAAAACTTTAAGTGAATCGGGGTGATTTAACTCTTCTGATGCTCTTAATTCCTGAACCATCGGCAAAGAACATCACAGATTTAATGCTTTCAGGTCCCAAATCAGTAAAGACTGTTTCGAGAGGAAGTTTTGAGTCCGTCTCTGCCTGGTGCTGGAATTTAGCACCGAAAGGTGCTAATTTAACGGGTTTAATGCCTGTTAAATTCTTAAATCATTCCGTTATGGCGCAGCATTGCAAAGACTTTTCGAGGGAGTTTTAAAACGATCTCTGCCTGGTGCTCGAATTTAACAGGTTTAATTCTCTAATTCTTCGAATCATCCCGTTATGACACGGAACCACGAAGACTTTTTCGAGAGGGAGTTTAAAACGATCTCTGCTTCATGCTGGAATTTAGCACCGTGCTAATTTAACAGGCATTAAATCTGTTAAATTCTTGAATCACCAAACCCCCGTTTTTTCGAGTTTATTTTTGAAAAGATCTCTGCCTGGTGTTCGAATTAACAGGTATTAAACCCGTTAATTCCTGAAACAACATGGCTTAGCGTCGCGAAAACTTTTTTTTAAAACGGTCTCTGTCTCATGCTGGAATTAACGGATTTATTTTTCGAATCATCCCGTTATGGCTCAGCATCGTAAAGACTCTTTCGAGAAAAGTTTTTAGCCAGTCATTGCTTTGTGCTGGAATTTAACGGTTTTAATCCTTTTTAGTTCCTAAAGCTTAATGCTTTTATCAGAGACTCTTTCGAGAGAGTTTTTAGTTTATTCTCTGCCTCATGCTGGAATTTAGCACCGAAAGGTGCTAATTTAACAGGTTTAATCCTCGAATTCTTCGAATCATCCCGTTATGGCTCAGCATCGCGAAGACTTTTTTCGAGAGTTTTGAAACGATCTCTGCTCATACTGGAATTTAACGGTTTTAATCCTTTTTAGTTCCTAAAGCATTAAGCTTTTATCAGACACTCTTTCGAGAGAGTTTTTAGTTTATTCTCTGTCCGGTGCTCGAATTTAACAGGTCTATTTTTCTCAATCATCCCGTTATGACTCAGCAAAGACTGAGCCAGTCTCTGCCTAGTGCTGGAATTTAGCACCTTTCGGTGCTAATTTAACGGGTTTAATGCCTGTTAAATTCTTCGAATCATCCGTTATGGCATGAAATCACGAAAACTTTTTCGAGAGTTTTGAAACGATCTCTGCCTCATGCTGGAATTAACGGGTTTAATTCTGAATTACCAGACCTCAGGCAAAGACTTTTTCGAGTTTTTTTAATTAGTCATTGCCCAGTGCTCGAATTTAACGGGTTTAATTCTCGAATTAGCCCGTTATGGCTCAGCATCGTAAAGACTCTTTCGAGAAAAGTTTTTGAGCAGTCTCTGTCCAGTGCTTGAATTAACAGGTTTAATTCATTGATCTCTCCGTTATGACTCAGCATTGCAAAGACTGAGCCAGTCTCTGCCTGGAATTTAACGAGTTTAATACCCGAATCATCCCGTTATGGTACGGAATCATGAAGACTTTTTCGAGAGTTTTTAGCCCAATGCTCGAATTAACGGGTTTAATCTTAAATTCACCAAGCTTCGGGAAAGGACTTTTCAAGAAAGGTTTAGCCCAGTGTTCGAATTTAACAGGTCTACTTTCAAATCACTCCGTTATGGCACAGCATCGCAAAGAACTCTTTCGAGAAAGTTTTAAATAGTTCCTCGCCTGAATTTAACAAATTTATTTCGAATCATCCCGTTATGGCATGGAATCACGAAGACTTTTTCGAGAGAGTTTTCAAACGATCTCTGCCTCATGCTGGAATTTAATGGGTTTAATACTTTTAGTTCCTAAATCATCAGGCTTATTAGCAGAGACTTTTTCGAGAAAAGTTTTTAGTTTATTCTCTGCCTGGTGCTGGAATTTAGCACCGAAAGGTGCTAATTTAACGGGTTTAATGCCTGTTAAATTCTTCGAATCATCCGTTATGGCACAGAACTGCAAAAAACTTTTTGAGAGAGTTTTGAATCGATCTCTGCCTGGCTTGGTGCTGGAATTTAATGGGTTTTTCTTGAATCATTCCGTTATTAGCGCAGCATTGCAAAAGACTTTTCGAGAGAGTTTTGAGCCAATCATTGCCCGGTGCTCTAATTAACAGGTTTAATGCTTTTAGTTCCTAAATCATTAGACTTTTGAGCAGAGACTTTTTCAAGAGAATTTTGAACTGGTTTCTGCCTCATGCTGGAATTTAACGGATTTATATTCTCGAATCATCCCGTTATGACACGGAATCACGAAAACTTTTTCGAGAGGGAGTTTTGAAACGATCTCTGCTTCATGCTGGAATTTAACAGATTTATTTCTCGAATCATCCCGTTATGGCTCAGTATTACAAAAGAATTTTCCGAGAGAGTTTCGAACTAGTTCCTGTCCTACGCTCGAATTACCAGCCCTGAGCAAAAGAACTTTCTAGTTTTTTTTGGACCAGTGCTTGAATTTAACAGGTTTATTTTCCTATTATCTCGTTATGGTGCAGCATTACAAAGACTCTTTCGAGAAAAGTTTTGAGCCAATCATTGCCCGATGCTCGAATTAAACGGGTTTATTTATCAAATCATCCCGTTATAGCGCAGCATTGCAAAGACTCTTTCGGGAAAGGTTTTAAAACGATCTCTACCTGATGCTGGAGTTTAACGGGTTAATACCTGTTAAATTCTTGGACCGGGTCGAAGAGATTTAAACTTTTCCCCGTTATTCATTGCCTAGTGCTTTCAAGTTTAGGACCTCGGGGAAAAAAGACTTTTTCGAGAGAGAGTTTTAAATGGTTCTTTGCCTGGTGCTGAAATTTAACGGGTTTATTTCTTAAATCATCCCGTTATGGCACAGCATTGCAAAGACTTTTTTCGAGAGAGTTTTGAAATGATCTCTGCCTGGTGCTTGAATTTAATGGGTTTATTTCTTAAATCATCCCGTTATGGCGCAGAACTGCAAAAGACTTTTTCGAGAGGAAGTTTTGAAAAAGGTTTTTCTGCCTAGTGCTTGAATTTAACGGGTTTATTTTAGATCTCTCCGTTATGGCTCAACAAAGAGATTTTTCGAGTTTATTTTAGATTGATCCTTGTCCAGTGCTTAAATTTAACAGGTTTATTTTCGAATCATCTCGTTATGGCTCAGCATCGTGAAGAATCTTTCGAGAGGGTTTTAGTTTATTCTCTGCCTCGTGATTAATTAACGGAGGTTTAATCTTCGAATCTTTCCGTTATGGCACGGAATCGCGAAGACTTTTTCGAGAGGGAGTTTTGAGTCAGTCATTGCTCAGTGCTCGAATTTAACGGATTTAATCCTTTTTAGTTCCTAAAGCTTAATGCTTTTATCAGAGATTCTTTCGAGAGAGTTTTTAGTTTATTCTCTGTTTCATGCTGAAATTTAACAGGTTTAATTCTCGAATTCTTCGAATCATCCCATTATGGCGCAGCATTGCAAAAACTTTTTGAGAGAGTTTTGAATGATCTCTACCTGGTGCTTAAATTTAACAGGTATTAAACCCATTAAATTCATCGAATCATCCCGTTATGATATGGAATCACGAAGACTTT